GCTTCTGCATGATCGCTTGAGCAGTCGGTAGGCCTTTCGGCCCTGCGTGCCTTCCTGATCAGAAGGTAGCGGTCCAGCCACGTTTTATTACCGTCGAACGAGGCAAAACGACGTTGGATGGATCTTCGCCGGCTCCGGACACCATGTTCCGGAGTAAGCGAGGCCAACCGTTGAGTTTAGATGGTAGCTTATACGGTTTTAACCGTTTAAGCATAAATTCAACGCGTTGGTAACGTCCGCTATTCCGTTTCCTGAATAACCGAAGATTTCTAGCTTCGGCTACGACAGGATCGGACACGAGTCTACATGGGTAGGATGCTCGAGAGGTACCATATGGGATCAACCCATAGGTCTTTTCAAGCACTCCCCATAAGAACTCGGCACACAAACCGTAGTTTCTCTCGCTTAACGAATTAGCGATTGAAACATAGGATGCGTACGCGGACCCATCTAGTTGGCGTCCGCTCCAGGGAGCCTTTAAGCGTATCGGAGTGACGTTGACGCCTTTGAATGCATCAACGCCACATGATTCGCGAAAATGTCCCTGGATACAGCACTTTTGGCGATTAACCCTTAAGTTAACTGCCTCTAGAGTCTGTATGCATAATGAAGCGTAGCGCGTGGGTACGATTATATCGTCCCCGTACACATACACTTCACGCATCATCTTCGTCCGCCGCTCCTTACTATCATGTAAGGCGTGCCAACGACTAATAGCGGCCACCAGGAGTACCCAGAAGATAAACGACTCCACGGGGAAGCATAAAGCTGACCCCATAGGAGCGTACTTCTGCATCTCAACGATCCTTCCATCTGGAAGTAAGGTGGAGCTAGTTCTACATGCCTTAAGAGCTCGTAATAAAGTTGGTGTCCTAGAAAACACCTTCTCTACGAGCTCGAGAGACACGCGATCGGACGCATCCTTCAGATCAATTGTAGCATTCGCTCGAGAAGTCGAACTTTCGAGCGCCAATGCTTGATTGACTGATTGAAGCGTAAAGTTAATGTTGCCTCTTGTGAGATGGTTAGTCTCCAAGTGCTCCATTATCTTCCGACCTAAACCCTGTTGAATCCATTGATATTCAAGGGGTTCAGCAGAGATAAGCCGCGGACCTCTAGAATCTTTAGGAACGGCCACGGTTTTAGCTCGACCTTGATCAAGTCGAATTAATTCCATGTACCATTTCTTTCGATCTAATAGTTCGTTAGCACCCCCAACTATGAAATAATCATAGTAGGGGTACACTTGGTGAATTGGATCATACAAACGGGAAAATTCCCACTTGTCTTCCAACTTTTCACCAGTAGCGACGGCCCCTGGACCATGTCGCGGTATAATGTTCATGTGATCGAAATCACCGAACACGTCTTCGGTGATGTGAGATGCCACCTCAATTATTTTGAGGGACTCCACATCATCGATCGGCTTTAAGGCACTATCCACCTGTACAAACTGATTGAAAGCTTCTTTCAGCTGTGCAGAAGAGAATGGTGTCTCAAGCTTATACGCGAAGAAACAGACCTGACGCACATGTCTAATGGCGTATGGGTCTGCATCCTCCAGGAGGAATCCCGAGTCATCAAATATTCGCTTAAAGTACACCTGCAGAAATGCGGGCCTACTTGCCGATTCGTGTGAGCGTTGAAACTCACGCGGGAGGTTGAAGCGAAGACTCGTCAAACCCGTATCAAGTGCCCTTCCCAGTCGGGGTAGGGTCTTGGTCAGGAAAGACAGCCCCTCATGCAGATATCTAGTCCGTAAGGTCTGGATATCGCGTTTGAGAGAGCTTAATGACTCGAGTCCACTCGGATCGCAACGGAGCATATGCTCTAGCAGGTCAACGTACATGTTGACTTGGCTTTTCATGGAAACCTTTCGGAAGTCCATCCAAGAGCCCAGTCATGGTACTTTCAACCTACTCCCTGTATCTGTTTAATTACATCAATTAGTATATAAACAGCTACAGTGAGACCGGTAATCGCGGTTATCAACGGTGAATAGTCGTTGAGCCGACGATTGACACGTCTCGAAAAGGACATCCGATCGGCTTTAGTAGTCCCCTCAGGGACTCTAAATGTCCCATCGGAACCATTAAGGATCGGAGGGGCATAGTGCTCATCAAGCATTGTGCGATCTCCTATCTTAGTGGCAAAGTAAGAGCGGCTACCCTTTCTTTTGCTGCGAACTAGTGTCAGCGTGAGCCGACACCTGCTCCAGTAATCGAAAGTAAGCATCCATCAATATATCTCTACCAATACGATGTCGAAATTTTATCGACGTCATATTAGTAGATAATATGTTCTGGATTTGCTCCTTGGTCAAGGATTCTCCATCAATCTCCACCACGTATTCGTTACCCTCTCGGGTAACTTTTACTGGTGTAGCTTTGTATGTTGAATCTTCGTCCATGGTCCTTATCTCCTTTCGAGATATAGTGGAAGCAGATAGTAATCTGCTCGCTCTTTTCCTGGACGTGAGGAGCAGTAAGACTTTGTTGGTCTTATTGTTCTCCACGCAAGAGTTTGTCGATATTAGTTGTCGTAAGCGCCGTATGCGTTGAAGCAAACGTCGCCGACGTCAATAAATCGATCAAATTTGCAATCAGGTTGTACATAATTGTACTTGTGATTGCAGCACTCCTAGGCTGAGCCATAGTCACATTGACTACGCCAGTGAAGGGGTCGCCTTCCGCGTCAAGCTTCTGATAAGAAGCTTGGACGAGGTGTCGATCGACAGCCGAAGTCCCTTTGCCAGACAATTGATGTTTGATCACCAAAAGTCTTGGCTCAGCGGGCGTCGATGCCGTATCGATGTAGCGAGAGCCGCTAGCGTCTTGCGACGTCTTTGCGAAACTATTCGCTGCATTAAAGGCGTTCTCCAGGGTAAGCGTGTCTGAAAAGGCCATTTCTGGACCTCCTGCATATGTTGTCCTTATTGCATCATACCAAGAGCAACAAGGATGGCGTATTGGGGCGTCGAGAGTTGAGTTGGGTCCAATAACCCCAACTCAAACGGAAGATCAACACGACGGTCATATCGCGCCACCTCGAGTATACATTTCTGCACTAAGGTCTCGTCCTCAGTGTAGGCCTGTATAATCGTTTGAATTTCCCACTTGTATGAGTACTTAAGGCTATGGGTTATGGAATTTACATCCCATCCCACGGCCGGTCGTGCTCGAGTGAGAGCATCAAGGTGTCCACTGACATTGAGAAACCAGTCTATTAAGAAACTGAAGGGAAGTAATTCCCAAAACAGTTTTACTGGGTTGTCAAGGCCAATGGAGTGCGATATGCCACGGAACCAACCCATTACTCCATCGAGGAAATCGAGCGTCTGCGTTATCCACGCAGTCGCGCGATAATCCACTTTGAAGTCAATGAGACGCGCGCGACTATCTAAGTCCAAATACCACGCAATTTCTTCCTCCCTCATGTAAAAGTCATAGCTATTAGGCAATGACCAAACACGAGGTCGGGAGAAACCCAATCGCGTGGGAATACCATAAGTTTGCTTAAGGTATTCTAATCGACTCTTTACGTTGTCGATTAAATTTGAGAGGATACCGAGGTCGGCTAGTAGGTTGTCCCAACCGAACTCCTTCGTAACGTATCCACCTGCGAGCGTTTTGGTTATGCTGTCCTTGATTTGGGGAAGTAATTCCCGTAGTTGTGTAAAACTCTGGGTAAACTCTCCAGCGGAGAGCTCCTGAGGAAACACTTCTACGAAGTAATTAAAAGCTTCCAAATTCAAGTCAGCCACCAATTGGTCCGGAACTGTCGTCAGATGCCTGATATTACCTGGTGCTGAAGGGCCGACAAGACTTATGTTACTTAGGATGTTACGTCCTATTGGCATAAGCGTGTTGTACTCTTGGTCGAATGAGATGGACACATTGTCCTCTCCTTCTCCCCCAGAGGGCCCAAGCACGAATCCCGAAATCAGGGGTCTACCTTGGATATGGGCGACTGTATTGCTACAGTCACCTACCGCATAACGCCGAGTATTACGTTGGAAGTCATGCACCCAATCCGCCATTTGGTGGAAATCGAGTGTTTGGCTTGACGTAAAGTGCTCGGACGTTAGTGGTCCTTGGTGGCCCGAACCCTGGCTACTTATCCAGGTGTAACCAAACGTGTTTCCAACATTCAAAGAATTGTTGTACTCCACGAAGTTACTTCGGTTTCGGAATTCTCCTGAATTAGGCATCGTGATCTCCTTTCCCCGAATGCGATTCACACACTCGAGTTTAGGAAGGCAGCTTTTGCTG